TAGTGCTATCGACAATGGATGAAGTTGTTGCCCAACCCTGTACTTCGCGGCTAACATCTAAGTTACCGTTGGTTATTCCACTGCCGCCACTAGCATAGTCTAGGTCTACCCAAGCAGTAGAGCCATCACCGTATTTTACTAGGTTGGTGTCGGTTTCTAGGCCTGGCTCACCTTGTGCTAGTGTAGGGTTAGTTGCTGTCCAATTTGCCGCTGTATCTCGACGAATTTGTATTTTACTTGCCATTTTACTTAATCCTTAGTATTATTGTATTTATTGTCTATGTTGATTATGACCATCTTGAATTAGTGGCGTTATAATTTTGTAGTACTTCTGCGTCTGACAGAGCTCGTGTGTATAGTCTAAATTCGCCAAAGTCTGCTGTCAGTGAGTTACCGTTGCCAAAGTTAGTGGGTGAGAAAGCAAACAGATCAAAATACATGTTTGTGATGTTGTAGTCTCTTGGGCTGATTTCCTCAGGAAATGTACCGTTGTCTACCATTTGCCCATTGTAATATGTTATTAGTGGTCCGTTGGTTGTATAAGTCACCACATAGTGTTGCCACGCATCTCTTGTTATGGGAGTTGTGATTTCTGAATATAACTGCGTTTCTGCCCAGTAACCAGTCACCAGTGTAGTTGCACTGATTTCAACTGCACTCACTGTGTAACCGCCCTCGCCAATTTTAGTTAACAATGCGCCACTATTGTTGCCTGTGGTGCGTACCCAAAATTCGTAGGTGTAATCATTGTTGGTTAGTGTAGTGGTATCAATAGTATCTGTTGTTAGATATTCTGTGCCAGTGAACTCTAAATAGTTTCCCGTTTGTACAGGACTACCTGTGCGTGTGACACCTGCCCAGTTGTTCTCACTTGTGGCATTGAATACAGGAGTGTCTACAATCTCTGGAGGTGAACCATACTGAATAAGTCGTACGCCTGATGTAAAATGTCCGCCGGTGATCTTCATTATATTTTCACTATACTAATATAACCTGCGGCATTGTTATAGATGCCCAGGTTAGTAATACTTGCACCATTAAATGTGCCGCTTAAATCGTACTGTCCATCACTGGTTGATACGCTGGTAGCATTACTGTCAATGTAACTACCACCGCCGCCTCCTGAGTCAACTGCTGTACCTGCTAGGGCAAAGCCGCCACCGCCGCCTGACCAACCGCCGCCAGCGCCGCCCACAATAGGTCCAGGACCAGAACCACCACCAAAGCCACCACTACTGGTACTTGGTGGAGGATAAGTCGCACTACTAAATGTGCCGCCTATAGCACCATTAGCAAAACTTCCGCCTGCTCCACCAAAGCCAGATGATCCCGAAACAGTATTAAAAGTCCAGGTAGTGCCATTCCAACTGCGGCCATTGCCATAATATCCGCCACCACCGCCACTGTCATATCCGTTGACACTGATTGTGCCACCTATGCTAACATGTGTGTTGCCGCCAAATCCGTTTGTGCCGCCCGGAGCACCCACACGGTTTGATGTAATAGTAGCACCACTATTACCGGCACTGTTACCGCCGCGCTGAGTAGTTACACCATAGCCACCAGGGAATATTGACGTGTTGCCAGTCCACGCACCAGGTGCTCCACCGCCGCCGGCTACTATTAACGGAGCAACGTTAGCAAATCCTATACTAGCTACATTACCTAAGGCTACAAATGTGCCACCTCCGCCGCCAGGCGAACTATAAGTGCTAGGCTGTTGGGTATTAGCACTGGGTTGTCCTACTAATAAGGTAAGTTTTTGTCCTTGGGTAAGATTAAATATACCCTGTACTACAGCACCACGTCCATGAGCATTAGCAAAAGTTGCGTTGCCAGAAAACGCTGTAATTATTCCACTGCGACTACCTGCGGCAGTGATTCGATAACTAGCGGTCTGTGGTACCGTCCATACTTGATATCCTCGCCAGGTAGTTGGTACATCAAAGTACTCAGTACTCTGTAACCACGTATTACCTGTGTTGCTGTAAAAACTATAGCAGTTGCCTATAGTAGGACCAATATTACCTATAGTGTTAGCAGTTTGGAATGTAAAGGCTGTAAACTCATACAAGACGTTAACAACCGGGCTTAATAATACCCCACCACCAAATTGAACTCCACTAGATATTGTAGTCATTACAGACCTCTAAGCATACAGCCGTTAAACCAAGTTATAGCAGGGTTATTTACAGCGGTAATAGATAGATTGCCTCCGCTAGTCTGCTGAACATAAATCTCAAAATAGTCACCTGTTCCGTTAGCCATTGCTTGAGTGCTTATAGTCATTGCTCCTAAAGTTGATGCCCAGTTTACACCAGAAGCATTCCAACCGCGTTTATGTTCAACTCCGTTTTTATATAGCACAATCATACTTTCACCTGTACCATATGACCCATCAAAGCGAACCTCAGCATTAAACTGATAGATACCAGATGCTGTTGGAGTAAATCGTGAATTAGCAAAATTACTATTTGTATCGTATTCCTCAACTTGAAACTGAACTTTTTGTTGGGTGCCTGTTGTTATAGTTTGAACAGCGGTGTTTGCGTAGGCACCAAACGCTGGACCGTTGACCGCAATATTACCACTGACTCTGATACTACTTGTAGAGTTCACAGTGTTAGCAGTAATAGTATCAACTTGACTGATGTTACCAAATCCACCTGTAGTAACAAAGTATGCTGCAGTTACATTACCTGAAGTTGAAACATTACCGGCTGTGACATTTCCGGTTACCGATAAATTACCCAATGTGCCTATTGTGGTAATGTTAGTTTGTGCAGCTGTAGTTATCGTGCCACTAATATTACCACTATGTGTAGGCAAGTATGATGTTACATTAGCATTTGAATATGTTGAGCCTGCTACAATACCAGTTAGCAGTGCGCCGTTACCTACAAAGTAACCTGTGGTAATTACATTGGCTGTTGTTTTAACATTGCCGATGTTGCCTGTGTAGGTTGTTAGATAACTTGCTACATTAGCATTAGTGTATGCCACATTACCAAACGCTGTAAGTGGAACGGTTTTCCAGATTACAGATGGGTTCGGATTTGTTAATGAGGCAGTACCGCCGCTAGGTGATCCAAAGGTGGCGCCAACCCATGTGATTTGCCAATTAGTTCCGTTGTCTGTTACAGTATCAATAGTCCACGGTCCGTAATCATCAAAATCAACAATCCAGCCTACCTGCGGAGTTGGATACGCCCCTTTTGTTAAGAAAAGTGTATTGCTTGTAGAACCTTCCCAACCTACCGTCCAAGAACTTGCTACCCAGTCTGCTGTACAGTAATAAACATAATTGTCGTCTACACGTATATCGCCTTCAAGGTCGCCTGTAGAGCCTAGATTAGTACTTGGTGCTGTGCCCTCAATGTGTAAGTTTGTTGTTGATATTAGACTAGAATATACTGTGCCTAGTTGTAAATTGTCGTAGACAACATTAGCAAAGTCAACTGTACTACCTGGTTGTGCTGTGACATTGCTGAATAGTTTCCAATTGCCTGCACTGCTATCACGTACTAAACCAGTATGCTGTAATGTACTGTTTACTGTTCTATGTGCTACAAAACCTAGATCCAATGTATCTGCCGGATTGCCTGTGGCAAACTGCGGAATGTTGTCAGAAACCACATAAGTTTCTGTATTGATATATGTAACATTGCCATTGACTGTTAGGTTACCAACTGTTAGATTACCAGTCATTGTCACAGCGCCATGGTCTGGGAATGTTGTCGTACCATCACTGCCTAGGCTAACTGTATATCCGTTATTCCAAAGATTAGCAGTGTTGCTGCTGAATCCATCTAAGATACTCACACCGTTGCTGTATTGGTAGGCTGGACTTCGTATGTGGTCCAACACCGTGATCACATCTACGTTGCTAATGATGGCCACACTCGAAGTAAAGTTAATGTCGCCATCATAGTTGGTTAGGTATGTGTTCACTTCGGTGTTGCCATAGTTGCTACCTATGCCATCTAAAATGCTTACACCGTTGGCATAAACGTAGTTGTTGGCAAATATAGTATCAATTTGACTAATATTACCGTAGCCTGAACCTATAGTAACATTACCCGGAGTAGTTAATGTACCAGTATTGTCTAGGCTAACTGTGTACGCACCATTTACTAATGTGTTACCAGTAGCCGCTGTTTTTTGGAATGTGCCATCACTGAATGTAATACCGGGCCAACTTATTGGCGCCGGACTAGTCTGCATATTAGTCTGCGGCAATATTAAATTGCCATTTGTGCCAAAGGTCCACTGTGCAGTATTGCCTAAGCTATTGTTGCTGTTGATTACTACGCCGCCAGTGTTGGCTAATTTAACATATTGGTTGTCATCACCCAGGAACAGTTCAGTACCACTACCTGCCATTAGGTGTACGTGATTGCCATCTACCGCAGTAGGTGCTATTTCTAAGTACTGTGTGCTAGTACCACCGTTAGGTTTTAATCTAATACTGTCGGCACTGAGATAAGTGCTTTCTAAAATTGTAGCACCACTCGGTAATGTTAGTTTACCTACGTAGTCAAAGTTCCAAACATTGTTACTTTCACCAGGTGTGGTTATTTGTATGTTGCCGCTATTGGTAGTACGCACATTGTGATTGTCTGTGCCCAAGAAGATACTAGTTTCTGTTAAATCACCTGTGGTCAAGTGTAAGTGATGATCACCGCCGTATGTAGGTGCTTCACTGTTAATTAAACCCGATTCAACACCTATAGTCGCAGGATCATAGTTATTGTTTTCGGGTGATACACGCACAGTAAATTCATAGGCGTCACTGTCGATGAGAATAGTAAATTCGCCACCGGTGCCAGTTAATGCTACTGTACCAGAACTTGGAGTTGCTAAGTTAGCACCTGTTGGATAGATCCACCAGTATAGTGTTTGATCAGCATACGTATCTGAATAAACATAGAAAGTAAGAGTATCACCAACTTGAGCAGTATTGACGTAATAATTTATCTCTATGCCGTTGTCAGTATAAATGTAAGAGCCGCCACCTTTGATCACCAACTTCTGACTGACTACATCTGGGCTTGCTGGTATAAGTTGAATAGTTGGATTGCTGGTAACAATGCCTTCTTTAATTGTACCCCCATTTGGTAATGTTAGTACACCATCTGCACCTAAACTAACAGTAGCATCATTGTTTACTAAGGCATTGCCCGACCCGCCGGTGCTGGCATAGTCTAAGTCTACCCAAGCAGTATTACCATCACCATACTTGATATAGTTGGTATCTGTTTCTAACCCTGGCTCGCCATCCTCTAATACAGGATTGACTCTAGTCCAGTTTGCGGATGTATCTCTTCTAAATTGTATTCTGTTTGCCATGTTATGCTCCGCCTCCGTCTAATGTATACTGTACAGGTTCGTCAAGATCTGCACTACCTCCATTAAACGACGGTGTGTTTACTCCATATCGTGTTGATGAAAATCCGCCTTCTGCGTAGTTTACTGTTACTTCATATATTGTTGCTGCCGCACCACCATCTAACATTAGATTGTCTTGGGCAATATTTCTATAGGCTGTGGTTTGTACTGTGTTATCTGGGAATACCAATCCACCAGTGTTGTTAAATGTCCAACTATGCTCTAGAGTTGGACCAACATTACCAATGTTACCGATGTTACCTGTTACTATTTGAATGTCACCGATATTAGCAAACAGACTGTTGACTACCACAGCCGCAACTGCTGTTGGATCTTCAGGGTCGTCTATCCATTGCAAAGTGGCAGCGCCACTCGATCCTTGTGATAAAATGCCTATTTGTGCGTTGGCACTTCCAAATATACCCTCAGAACCATTTGAGTTACCAATAGACATATCGCCACCAGGGAATGTCAGTACACCATTGGTGTCAAATGTCCAGTGATTGGTATTTGCATCAGTTCCAATAACAACATTGCCACCATTCTTTTCAATCTTGACATACTGGTCATCATCACCTAAATATATGTCAGTTGTTGTGGGATCGCCTGCTACTAGGTGAACGTGACTTGCGTCATTATTAGATATGCCGTTGTTAGTTACATTAACAAGGTAGCCTGCGGGCATACCGTTGTTTGAAAAACTATAGTATAGTGCCGGATCTGTTTCGCCGGGACCAGTTGATTCTGTACCGTCGGGTGTAGTTAACGTAAAAGTAAATTCAGAGATAGTGCTGTTAGCAGGTATAGTCCAAGTAACTGTTTCTGTTTCAGGCCCTGGCCCTGAAAAAACTACTTTACCAGTTAGTGCTCGACCCAATGTTTGTGAAGTTAACCCAGTACCAGTGATCTCATAGTTAATTGTTCCAAAATAACCATCTTCTGGAGAATTTTGAGTAACTGAGATGGTAATTGAATTGCCATACACAATGTTACCACTGGCCGTTACACTCCATGCTGAAGTAGTTGGGCGAATAACTAAACTCTGTCCAGCGGCTGCTCCGGGTGGTGATATAACTGTAGTAGTGGCTGTTTCACCAATGACGCTGCCCTGCGGTAATGTTAAGTTACCATCTGAGCCAAAGGTCCAAGGGTCTGACCAGTCGGTATTGATCTGTACCGAACTATTGGCTGCTAATGAGTTAATTGTTAATGACTCTCCGAGTTCGGCATTTGCATTGTTGGGTATTCGGATAAAAGCAGAACCCATTTCCGAAGGTGTAATGGTTATGTCGTACCCGCCATAACCATCAGCATCGTCTGTTGTGCTAAGGTAAGCAACGCCGGTATCGGTTACAATCTTAAACTTGCCTAGGTCTACATTGCCACCACCACCATCTGTACCTTTGGCTGCTATCTTAGTCCAAAATGTTCCTTCGGCGGGGGTATCCCCTGTGTTGCCACCATTAGCATTAAGGCGATACCAAGTCTCTCCTGCGTAGGTAGCAATATCACCAACGGCATAACTATTGCCACCACCATACGCACCAGTGAAATTCCATAGTGCATCTGCTCCGGGATCGCCTTGTGGACCTGGATCGCCTTGTGGTCCTGGATCGCCTTGTGAACCGGGGTCGCCTGGCACGCCTTGTTCGCCTTGAGGACCTGGATCGCCTTGTAGACCAACATTTCCCCGGATTCCCTGTTCGCCCTGAGGTCCTACATTTCCTTGTATGCCTTGTGGTCCTTGTGACCCTTGTGGTCCGATATTCCCTTGTATCCCTTGTGTGCCTTGTGGACCTACATTGCCTTGTATCCCTTGTTCGCCTTGTTCGCCTTGTGGACCTACATTGCCTTGTATTCCTTGTTCACCCTGGGGTCCTACATTGCCTTGTATTCCTTGTTCACCCTGGGGTCCTACATTGCCTTGAATGCCCTGTGGACCTTCTGCGCCAACATTTCCTGTAAAGCCACGTGGCCCCGCAGGACCAGCATCTCCTTGTGGTCCTACAATTTGTCCGATGTTATTCCATACGCTTGATATAGTGTTCCATAGATACAAATCACCATCAGCTTGTACAATCCAACCCTCACCTACGTTAGCAGTCACAGGCAAGTTACCTACAATGTCTACACTACCTAATAAGGTTACACTTGTTCCCTGTGCTCCGGTGTTGCCTTGTGGTCCTGTATCGCCCTGTGGTCCTTGTTCGCCGACGTTACCAGTGAAGCCTCGCGGTCCTTGTTCGCCGACGTTGCCTTGTATGCCCTGTATCCCCTGGCTACCTTGTGGACCAGTATTTCCCTGTATGCCTTGGCTTCCTGCTGGGCCAACATTTCCCTGTATGCCCTGTATCCCCTGGCTACCTTGTGGGCCTGTATTTCCCTGTATGCCTTGGCTTCCTGCTGGGCCAACATTTCCCTGTATGCCCTGTGCGCCTTGTGCGCCAGTAGCACCAACGTTGCCCTGTATCCCTTGTGGGCCGGTACTGCCCTGTGCGCCAACATTTCCCTGTATACCCTGTATTCCTTGTGGGCCCTGTGGGCCGACATTTCCTTGTGGGCCCTGTGGACCAACATTTCCCTGTATGCCTTGTGCGCCTTGTGCGCCAGTAGCACCAATGTTGCCTTGAGGGCCTCGAGCAACCTCTTGCCCATTGATAGTTAAGTTACCGTTATTATTAATGCTCAACGGAATGCTATTGATATAGATTGTGTTATTGCTAACCCATAGGTCTTTCCATTGACGTGTTGCGCTACCTAAAGAATATGCTACGTTGGCTGTGGGTAAAATACTACCGGGTACTTCTAAATTACCAGAACCTTTAAAATTAAAGTTATGTGATCCACCGGTTTGAATTACTAATTCACTACCCGGGTTAGTACCGTTAATTTGCGCTATTGCTGCTGTGGTAACTCGCAAAGAAGTTATTGTAGTTGATGTATTTGTTAAGTAGCTAAACACATTACTGTTAGCATACGATCCACTACCACCGCTACCACTAACTACATTACCACCTGCTACAACACCATCGTGTATGCGCAGTGCGTTGGCCTGCATGTCTATACTTAATTCACCGTAGACACCGGTATAGGCATTATTTTGTATTGTATTACCGCGTTTCAGCAGTACTTTAGTAACTTGAACATTAGCTGTAGTCATTATAAACTTCCACTGTCAATAACTGTTTCCGTAAAGCCCGCTGGGGTAACTGTTGTGCCGTAGTATGCCGGTTTGACAATTAAATCTAAAGGAGCAGTGAAGTTATCATCTGCATATAAAGGAACTTCGCTGGCATCACTATCTCGAATAGTTCTAACTGTTAGTTTATATTGTCTAACTTCTAAACTGTTCACAGTGTCTTTATCTAATATAAATGTACCAATACCCAATGCTATATTACTATAAGTCACAGCAAAACTGTAGGCTGTAACTTCATTTACAGGATCTTGTATATCTACCTGTACAGCATAGCCTGTTAAGTTGACATTTTTTTGATCTTGGTTTTTAACTATGACCTGTATAGGATTATCTATACCTTGATATACTGTGATTGGGCGGCTATACACGACTCTGTTCCTTGTTTTAATTGTGGGATCCGAGTAATCCATAATCTGAACTACCATTTTATTTTCATATAAATAACTTGTGATGAGTGGCACTGTGTTTTATCCCTTATCACATATTTATACGGATTCCAATGGAAGACAGTTACAAGAATTTACTCGATCAATATCCCTTCTTATCGTTCATAACGTATGGAGGAAATGATTATATTGGCATTGTTCAAAATGCAGATGAATTCATCACCACTATATATGACTTTGCTGCACTGCGTACCATAGAGCAAAAAACAATGTTTTTAGCCATGGCTGATCAGTGGTGGTGGGAAAGTAATAGGCTTATACCCATTAACGTATTTTTAAAGCAGGATTGGACAGAGTTTAGGGTTTGTTTAAAAACATTCAACAGCAAAGATGTTGTAATACAACACGGGCCGTATGTAAGTCTAAGAGAAATTGCGTCGAAAAGAAGTAAACGTCGTAGTATTACTTTAATTCGGAAGATGTAAGTAAGTTAAGGTTAACGACTACAAGTTGTGCGTAGGAAACGGCATGGGCACGTTTGAAGTAATAAGTATCATCACTAGGTCGATCCCAAACAGTCTCAGCTACTTCCTTCCATGTCTTACCAGCTAGGTTACGTTTGGCTGGACGAATAATAGCTAAGAACATAGCCAGTCTAGGAATAGTATCTACAGGTTCAGGCATCTGCAATAACAAATCATAGTGCCCATTAACGTGCATTAGTTTTGCACATATCTCCGGATCATATAATCGAGTCCAATCTGGTTCCTGCATCAGTTCAATTAAATGAGTTTCATCACGTACTTGTTTATATAAGTTCACATTAAGAAAATCTAATTTAACATAGCCTCTATCTTCAGCTAGATTATAATCTAAACTTGCCTGCCCAGTAAACGGATCTATAGGAACATCAGTGGCATACACACCTGTGTTATGACGGACTAATTTACCATCACGTAATATACTAGCAGGTGTGACATCAAGTAAACGAATTACTTCATCTCTGTCAGCAAAGTCTATGTCGATGTCACTTTTAAATTTCATAGTTTTTCAATAATCTTTCCCTTAAACGGATCCATTGGTGGATTAGCCACAGTCTGTTCAAGTTTATTAATCTTAACTTCTAATTTTTCTACTAGGCGAACTAGATAAAGTACGTCAGTTCGCATGTTAATTACTTCGGAGGTTAATTTTGTTATATCGGTCATTATAGTCCAGCGGCTGTTAATATTTGTCTAGTCCATTCAGTATCGGCTAGGTAATCTTTAAACTTACGTTGCCAATACTCTGGGTCAATCATACTAATTATTTGAGTAACTTGCTCCTCACCCAAGGTATCCAAGAAAGCAATACCCGAATCGCAGTTAAACACAATCCAAGGACTAATACGGCCATTGGCAATGTGATGGCATACACGATTCGCATTAGCCCGTCTAAAATAGTCCTTAAACCCGTTGGGAAATAATGCTGTATTTTCGTCCACATAATTCTGCATCTCCGTTAAGGCTCGCTCAAGTGCATCTTGTACTGCTTCTTTACGCATATACTGATGCAGGTATTCTAAGTATACAACCTCATGTGTCCAATGGTCAATCTTTTTGTTTTGTTTAATTACATATTCAATAAATGCACGTGGATTCACAGCACGTATACCAATAATATGACGACCAAATTTAACAAACGCTGTGTAGTATGGACTCGAAACAAAGTCAGCATAGCTCTTTAGTTTAGCCGACCCTTGTGTTAGTTCAAAGAAGCGTAGGTATGCTTGTAGACCAAACTGTACACCTACTTCCTTTTCCTGTTGCCAACGACGTTTAGGCTCACACAGATGCGCGGCCAAAGTACTTTCCTTACGAAATTCCTTTGAACAATATTTACAGGTATATGTTGGTGCGGCTTCTATGTCAGTTTTACCTTCGTTCCAAGCTGATACTATTTCATCAATCATTCCAACTCTTTCTTAATGGTCTTATCATCCATGCCTAGCTGTTGTCCTAATAGTTTAAGACTTTTAGTATCGTTAATTGCCACCAGCACATCAATTTCATCTTCACGTAGGTTAGGATATAGTTTAGCAAGAAATTTTGATGCTTTGCTGTTGCCTTCTTTCTTCTTAGTGCCCTGCCAATAATGACTTTGTCTGCCCATGCCCGGACTTACAGTTGTACAACATAGCCATTGTAACTTAGTGTGTTTGTTTAGGTCAAAGAAGTTTTTGTTTACACGCTCATTTACTGCCAATAGATAATATGCCTGTAGGTCACTTGACCCAGTAACACTAGCACCATAGCGTAGCATTAGATAGGTGCTGAACTTCTTACGATCCTCTTCTGTAAAGTTATCATAGTAAGCACGATCTTTGCGATCATATGCTGCCATCTCATCGTTGATTTGTAAACTACTGCTCATCATTTACCTTTGCGCAAATAACTAAGAATTCCAGTTATGCTTTGTTGCATGTTATTATATTTGTTCTTAAGACTTTCCAATTCCTCAGATTGTCTACGTAGTTGTAGTTGCAACTCCATAATAACATCTTTTTGTTCTCTGATAACCTTGTCATGCGACAGCAGGTTAGGACGCGGTGGTGCATTTGGATCCACTGCACGTTTTTTCTTTGCTTTAAATTGGGCTGGATTATATGCCATCTTTATATTCCTTTGATAACTTATATATCATTATAGCATGATCCAGTGCGGTTTGTAAAGACTTATTTGTTTTAGCCGCTCGACGAATCTCACCCCATAATTTATCTTCTCGTATCTGAGCCATCGAATCTATAAGTTCAGTATCATCTAATGCTACTACACCTTCGTACATCATGTCGTCTGTGATCACACTAGGATTAAGTTTAATTACCATATCTTACTGTAGTCTACAATTTCACTCTGACGACTAATGTCTTTGACAAAGTATGCGCACAAAGGTGAGTCGCCTGATTCAATCGGTACTGCTAACATCTGTCCAGGTTTTAATTTAGGGAAATACCATTTAACATCTTGGTAAATGTCTACAATCTCAATGTTAAAGAACTCTGGTTTGAAACTACTTAATGGATTAAATGCAAATACACTAAAGCCACGGTCATTGATTGATGTAAGTGGTATTACTTCTAAGTCACCAATGTCAGGTTCGCCAATAAGTACCTGCCAATCCACAGGCATCTTAACTAGATTACCACCGATGTTTAATACTAACGCTGGACTGTTAAATGACTCTAAGAAGATTAACGGAATAAAGAAGTAATCTGGATTCTTTGGGTCACTGTTATCTAAGATAGCAAAACGCAAATCCTCAACTTCATCAGGTATTTCGTTCATTTCGTATGCTTGATTTTCTAAGGTTAAGATATAAATTTTAGTATTCCTTTATGTTAATTTGTTCTATTAGATCTTTGTATTCTTGACAGAATTGAGTAAAGGTTAAATTGTTTTCTAATACCAATCCCAAAAAAGTTCTTGTAGTTAGTATGTTCTCAACTGAATGACATTGTTGAACACTATAACTATACCATGTATTTTTATTAAACTGTGCAGACTCACTCAGGGTTAACTCACTTGGTATTATATTTTTAGATTCAGTTAAATCATCCGACGTTCTATAGTAATCATAAAAACATGTCTGAACATTGTTACCGCCTAGGTCAATATAATAATTGATTGCAATATATCTTGCTCTGTCACAGTGTGGTGGCAAGCATGCAGGTTGGTCAGTTACATTACGCATTACACCAATCATTGGAGTAACGGATTGATTAAAATATTCTGCATAAATTTCATTTATTTCTGCGGTTAGATCAGATGCCACAGAGAACTGTTGATTAACACTGTTAGTTGAATGGTAATTATTTAACCAATATCTAGGCTCGTTGTCTCGTGCCATCGAATCTGCTATAACAGCAATTTTGTTAATTGTTGTCTGTGGCAACGCCGGTAGAGATAGTGTTACTATAGACATTTTACTTCAGTATTACTAATTAATGTTTTATGTTGTTGAACAAATTCTTGCATAGTTGGATTAGATTTTAATACTAATATTAAAATTATTCGAGTTGTTTCGATATTCTCTACAGAATGACATTGTTGAACACTATAACTATACCAATTATTTAATTGTAAGTGATACGATTTTTGTAAATTGATTTCATCATATGTAAAAAATTTAGAATCTTCCATGTCCATCTCTCTGGATTTATCATAAAAGCAAGTACGTACACTGTCGCCACCTAAATCAATATAATAATTAATTGCTATATGTCTATAGTAATCATAGTGC